TCGTGTGGGTATACATCTCTGCAGCACTTTAACGCAGTCAATACCACTTCCTTCGGCAAAGTCATCTCATACTCCGTTATCAACAGAGTTATTTAGTATATTTTTCCATAAGGTCCATATCTTTTTCCCGCTTTTTCTGCGGTAAAAATTAGAGAAGTACAAAATTCATTTCTCTTCTTCTTAGGCAATGTCAACAATGCGTATAAAAATTGAATTTGTTGTAATTTTGAAACTGCAACCCAAGGTTGACCCCTATACACATCAAATGCTTCTTTGATATTGATTATCGCAGTAGTCGTGTTAACGCCAGACCCAACATCCACAAAATTATCATTGATAATTTCGTCCAACATCATCTTGTAATCATTTTCAACTCTAGCAAACTCGGTTTTATTTCTTGGATATTTCTTATTATCTGATTCATAATATCTAAGAATACCATATACCCTCATCAAATCCAAAACCAATTCAACAGTTGCCTTTCCAAGTCTTGCTGCCCCACGGCCCACAATTGTTGGTTCCCATTTTAAATTAGAAAATTTAGTAGAATCGTTTGCCTTGATCTGAACAGTATATGTTATTTTTTTTCCAGTAACAATTCCGGGATCTTGAATTGTTAGGACAGTATCTTGCAGGAGAGTCGCTGCTCCTGGGGCCCCTCTCGGTTTTCCCCTTTCAATATCTCTTTTTGCCTTTTGTGGGTCAATTCTCTTTGTTCCAAGAAGACATTTGGCTTTATCAAAAGTCATTACAGTTGCCTTTAAATTTTTAAAGAATTTTCCAGACACATTGACCTCTTTAAATTGTGCTGGACCGCTGCCAACTTTTTTGAGAGATATACCAACTATTTGCTTAGATCTAAAGAGAGCTCTGAATATTGCATTAAATTTGGCCAATTCTGATTCTACAGATGCACTCGGATCTCTTTTTTGATTAAAAGACTCTTGAATTTTCTTTCTCCATTTCATTTCATCCTGAATTAACCAAATATCAGCAGGATTCCAATTATCTTTTTGACTTATTTCAAATTCATCTTTGACCAAATCACTAACCCATTCCATAAAAGTTGTTCCAGATGAAGATCCGGGCAATATATAATCCCCCCCAGGTGCTCCACCATCACGACAGAACTCAGTAAATTTTGGTCTTCCAATTTTCTTTAACAATACTTTTTGCTGCTTATAAAAATTAACCAACCACTCGCCATCAACATCATCATCCCAATCAACCTTGCCAACTGTCTTCCAAATTTTCACCAACTCTTTATAAGTTATTTTATCATTTACAATATCATTAGCACTGTTAAAAGTTATATTGTCCTGTATAGCTCTTTTAAAGACCCAAGCAGATCCTAGTTCTTGCATTCTTGTCATCGTAGCAGCAGGAACATTGGCACTTGTTTTTTTCTTTGCCATTTTAACAAGAATACTTTGTAAGTATTTAGAATGGAGAATAGGAGACTCGAACTCCTGACAGCCTGCTTGCAAAGCAGGTGCTCTACCAACTGAGCTAATTCCCCGAGAGATGCAACTTATTTAGGATGTTACATCAGAGATCAATTTATCACCAAGAACTCTTACCATTAGATTAAGTGTCCTTTGATGGGGTCTTTCTTTCCATCCGTACCAGGGTTTTTTCTTACCAGGATAAGGAGGAGTCTGACCAACATGATAGTATTGATCAGCAGTAATATCGTATATCTTATCTGAGGTTTTGTCAACTAACCACCAGTGTGAACAGTCATGATAATCAATTGCAGTTCTCTGCTCAAGAACATCAGTATCCATCAGGTAGTAAAGTGCCTGAGACGAGTGATAGCAGTGACCAAACATTGAGTTAGATGCATTCTCTTCCCGGTACTTCTTGGTGACCAACTCTGGAGTCAGGTTACTAGAAATAAATCCTATGACTGATTCAATCTCAGTCATAGGATAAGGTTCAAAGGTAAGAGTTCTTGTCTGAAAGATCTGACCTTCTTTATCATATCGGTGCCTTTCTACTTTTTTCATCAAAGTTTGCCGCCAACTACCCCACTATTTACAACACGAGTATAATCTTGAAGTGTGCCTTCCTGTAAGCACATTAAGTGCCATCTTGTCGTTGTGATTACTCCTTCCCTAGTCGCACCAGTAATGAAGTGTTGACCAAGAGGTTCCTTTAAAATAGATGTATAAAGACCGAATCGTGTTTTCTTGATGTAGAAACATTCATCAATCCACTCAACATCTTCTGGGATGGTTTTTTCTACTGTACCGCCAAAAGAATCTTCCAGGCGTGGTTTGCGTTCATACATATCCAAAAGTGTTAGTTACGGTATCTGTTTGGGGAGTCTCTTCCTCCTTTTTATTAAATCCGAATGGTCCTTCCTTTTCTTCTAATGCGAATCTAAGTGCAACACCTCCGATTGCTTCCATAACTCTGAGAATATCTTCTGACTTGGCATTTTCACCAAGTTCTCCAGCAATATACCAATACTTTGGCCAGAATGTTTCACCGGCCTTCTGGTAATCTTCAAGTGTGAGCAATTTCATTTTCCTACTCCATAATCAGGTGAGTTTTCTTTCTCAAGTTTACGAATATCTTTGTGCAATCTTTCTACTGCCTTACGGACTTCTTCAGTCTCTTCCCACTCGAAAGTATCTCCGGACTTAGTCACGAAAGTTTTTTTAGTCATAGGTCTCCCTCCTTACGATTTTCGGAATTATGAACATTGAATTGTCCGCCAGGATAGCGACCGACAAGTTTATCAACATTCATCTCAAGTATTTCATCAAATGTAGTATCCAAAGCAATACATGCTTGAGCAAGATACCAGCACACATCTCCCAGTTCACGTTTCATATGAAAAACATTTTCTTCATTATAAGGTTTTCCTTGGAAGACCATCTTCTTTACAATCTCAGTAAACTCGCCAGATTCTGCACACAAACCAACAGCAGCAGTCATTAGTCGTTCTGGTTGTGCTCCATTGCCAGCAAGTTCCTGAAGGCGATAGATCATTGCTTCAGTATCTTGAGATGGTTGGCTGGTCACACCATCAACAAAATTTAGATACCTATTAGTATCAACTTTATGGGACATATCTTCTTGAGGAATTGAAACGGTCATAATTCTAGTTCTATAAGTTCAGATTCTGGTAAAGAGTGTTGCGGTTTTAATTCTGGATCTGGGTCAACTGCAACAGAAGGAACGTCTACAGTTTGTGGTGGGTGTGGCAACAAAACCTTGGAATAGATAGCGTCTGGATATATACTCAAGATACACTCAACATCTTTCATAGTACCACAATGTCGCTTTGATCCATTTGATAGAGTCATCTCATAATAGTGAGGACACTCTGATAGTGCTAGTTTTGATTGTTCTTGTCTTGTGGTAAGTCCCATATTATTCGAACTTGAATCCATCAAAGGATTTCTTTGGTTTTGGTTCCTCATAACTATACTCTTCTTCTTCACCTTTGTCAAGGATATCTTCCTGAGCACTTTGTTCACAATCATATAAGCGCATCTTTGCGCGATCAATACCAATCACAAACCGTTTGAATACTGTAGGATCGTTATAACGATTCTTCAGTTGCTTCACCATAATTTGTCCCAACCCCTCAAGCTCTTCTGAACTAATAAGGGCAAACATAAGATCAGCAGTAGCAGGGAGACCAAAGGACTCGCTAGTGTCAGTAAGGTCAACATCAGAGCTACCAAAACCAGAACGAGTGGTCTGCGTGGCAGATACGATAGGGACGTTTGCTTCAACAGCCAATCCTCTAAGCTCTTCAGCAATAGACTTGATATAAGAATATGAATTGACAGTGCTGTTTCCGCGATAGCGCGAGGAAGCACATATATTAAGGTAATCAATGAAAATAATATCAGGTCTAAATGACTTCTTAAGTGCAAGCTCATTAAGAAGTGATTTAAAGTGTCCACTATGTGCCGCTGCTGTAGGATATTCTTTAATTATAAGAGTTCCTTGAGTTTTCTTTGCAAGGTTTGTTACCTTATTCTCAAACATCACTTTCGGGAGTTCTGAGATTTCTTGAATGGGTACGTTGAGAAGGTTAGCATCAATTCTCTCTGCAATCTTTTCTTCAGCCATCTCAAGCGTGATGTAGAGCACGTTACGTCCCGAAAGGAGTACGGAAGAAGCCATGTGGCACATGAACAGAGACTTACCGACACCTGTACCGGCAAGAGCGACATTGAGAGTCTTGTTAGGTAAACCACCCTTTGTAATTCTGTTAAAATACTCAAGGTCAAATGGAATTCGGTCCTCTTTCGTAGTATAGAGTTCAAACCGTTTTTCGTAGTCGATAAGATAGTCATGTCCAATATTCGTATCAAAGGAAACTGCAAGAGCATCAGAAAGAATAGTTGGAATTGCTCCTCTATCTTTCTTCTCATCTTTTCCATCGGCAAGTGCAATGGATTCCATTAACGCAAGATATATAGCGCGATCTCTACACCAGGATTCTGTTGTGTTAAGCAACCAATCATAATCAGTTGGAACATCTTCCAGATAACTGATTAATTGTGTAATCTGCTTAAAAGAAGCATCCGTGATATCAGACCTCTTTTCAGTCTCGATACACAGTACTTCCTTTGTTGTTGGTGTGTTGTACTCCTGAACAAATTTGAGTATTTCTTCAAATACTACTTTTTGATTGATGTCCTCAAAGTATTCTGGTTTGATAAAAGGAATTACTTTGCGGAGATATTCTTCATTATATAAAAGGTTTCTAAGAATCAGAACCTCAACTTTCTCCATAACTGAATTCCTTTTGTGCAATTTGATCTAGTTTCTCCATTACCTCTGGAGTAAAGTATTGTTCTGGATCTTTGTAGATCGCTTTAGCGTAAACTTTCTTGCCGTCTATTTCATATCGACCAGCAACGTTTTTCCAAAGTCCGCCAATCTCACCGAGTTCAAGAAGACCATAATATCGATCAAGACCACGCTCATCATAATAAAGACGTATCGTGACATCCTTGTTCTCCTTGCTTAAACGCGACTTAGCAGTCTTTGCCTTGATAAGGTTTCCAACGACATCGGTGCCGTCTTTCTCCTTCTTCTTGGACAAATAAATGATGGTAGAAGCGGCATACTTGAGACCACTGCCACCTCCCATTTCTTTAGTTGGGACATAAGCGCCGATGACATCATAGGTGTGATTGGTAACGATCATTGGGATGTTGGCTTGACCCAACTTAAGGGTCAACATACGGAATGCACCTTTGGTCAATTGAGACTTCGTCATGTCGCGGACTTGTTTGTCGTTGAGTGCGTCTGTAATCTCTTTCTCTGTCGAGAGCATCCCTAAAGAGTCTAGCACAAACATGCAAGGTTTGCGATCCTCTTCAGACTTTTTTAAATACATATCAACGGCTTTCAATGCCTTTGATCTAAACTCTTCAATTGTAACTACATTGACTACGACCAACCGATTAAGGTCAATGCCCCTACTTGCGAGAAGAGACTTATTAACAGCGGCTTCAGTATCAAAATATAAACAATACCCGTCAGGATTAGAATCCAGGAAGTTCTTGACGACCGCAAGGCTGAAAAAAGTTTTTCCAGTACTAGACTCACCAGCAATGGCAGTAATCTTATTCCCAGATACACCGCCAAAAATAGACCCTGAAACAAGTCCGTTAAAAATGTAAGAACCCGTGTCAACATAGTTTTCCGTATCGTCAATATTTGATGCAAGTTGTGTGAAGTCGTCGCCGATTTCTTTTACAATTTCTTTTAGAAAGTCAATCATATTATAAATTTATTATGCGAAGAAGGAGTCAAGGTTTACTGTTTTTTCTACTTCCCAACCAATCGAATCGAGAATAGACTTGAGAGGTTCAAGGAAGGACTTTTCAAATTGTAGGTCATAATCAACGTATTTGTCAATATTCAACTCCTTCGGAAACTCCTGTATAAAGGATATAACATTCTCATGTATAATGTTTGGTTTCTTTAGATAGCAAAACTTGATCTTTTCTCCATTCTGAATAAGAGAATACTTATTAGACAGTTTATTCTGTTTTATGTAGTGATTAAAGAGAAGTGCCCCACGAACATGAATGGGAGTTCCTTTGGTATAGATATCCGAAGATGACTTATACTTATCTACATTAGAGACAGATCGCGGAAATGATATTTGCTCTGGAGGAAGAGACTTGAACTTACTCCTAGCATTATCAATAAAATCAATCACCTCGTCTTCGGTGCCACTCATCATCAACTTGAGAGCATCCTTAATCATCTTACGGCAAGGTGCCGGTGTAGAGGACTTTACAGCCTCAATACCCATCATCTTGAGTTTGGGTTCTTCATAACGAACACCCTCACTATCCCATACGTTTAGAATATATCGTTTCTTAGCAGTCCAAATACCGCGATCAGCGATATTCTCCCGCTTCATTTGCATTTTCTGGTCATATGCCGATACATAGACCGCAAGTTCCTCATAGCACTTGTCGATGTACGGTTCCAACTTGTCACAACACACCATATCAAGTAAGCCCACAATCTTTGCTTTGTCGCCAGACCTATTAGCAAAAAATTTATCAACAAGAGGTCCAAGATTAAGATATATCGAATCAGTATCTGATGCGATAACATAATCGGTTTCTTCTGTTTGTAGCAGCTTATTTAGGTAATCATTCATCTTATTCTCAATCCAGCGGATACTTACCTGCCCAGATAGAGTAATTGCTTCTGCATTTGCTAATTTGTAATACCGGAAGTATTGATTACCAATAGCACCATAAGCAGAGTTAAGAGAAATCTTCTTCGCCATTTGAATGTTGTTGCATCGAGAGATCTCTTTTTTAAGTGCTTCAGTAGGCGTCTTCTCATACTGCTGCTTTGCTTTAAGCATTCTCTTTTTGAAGATAACACGCTCTCCATACATCTTCTCCATCAGTTCAGGTAAAAAGCCACGAACATCCTTCCGGTACATGGCCCCGTTAGCACATACCGCATAGTCCTTGTACATCTCAAAGTTTAGTTTCTCCTCAAGTATTCGATCAACTGTCGCACTTGGATGTCTCTCTTCGCAGAGCGTCTCTGGGGAGATATTATATTGCATAATAAGATGAGGATATAGACTATTAAGATCAAAGCTGACCACCCAATCATACTTTCCCGGAATCGGTTCCTTGACATACGCCCCCGCGTACTTTTCGTTCTTTGATGATCTATTCTTAGGGGGTATAACGATGTCATTTTTCTTCAGGTAGTTGTAGATAATATTATCCCACATTCTGACCTGATAGAAAACATCAATGTAATTAACCTTAGCATCATATGCCATCGTGAGGGCGAGTTCAATAAGTTTCATCTTATCTTCCAACCTATCGACGAGTTCTACGTCAACAATGTTGTACTCGATAAACTTTTGCCACCCGTTTGTATAAAAATCTTTAAAGGTATCAAACTCAGAGTGATCTAGTTTCTTCTGCCCAAGTTCAACCTCAGCAATGTAATCAAGGCGATAAGACTCTTGAGCTTTATAAGTAAACTTCTTATAGAGATCAAGATAGTCAAGTTGAGCAATACCCCCAACATCAAATGTGGTATGCTTCCGCCCCTGTATGTAAGTCTCACCTTCAGATACAAGTCCCCAAGGAGAGAATCTTTTCATTAACTTTTCACCTAAGACTCGCTCTAGTCTTTTACAGATGTATGGAATATCATAGAGTTGTATATTCCATCCTGTAACAACGTCCGGAACATCAGTCATCCATTCATTGATGAATGAGTTTAGCAGTTCATGCTCTGACGGACAGTGGTGATATGTCACGTTCTCTTGATTATTTATAAATTTCTTTTGTCCCCATGTGACGATATTCTTTGTGGCATAATCTTGTATTGTAATCGCAAGTATTTCTTCAGAGCAAGATTCAACATCAGGGAATCCCTCTTCTGAGGCAACCTCAATATCAATGGTTACGAGTTTGATTTGTTTTGTATCAAACTTGATTTCATCTTCTGGGTAGTTTTTGGAGATGTATTGGTAGATATATCGATCATTACCATAAATCTCAAATCCATCTACTTCGTCATACTTTTTATAAAAGTCTCGACAATCTCTGACTGTTCCAGGTTGAATAGGACTTACAGACTCTCCGGAGAGAGTTTTATACTTCGATTCTTTATTTGTTTTTATGAACAGAGTGGGGCGAAAGTCATCACGAATCTCAAATCTCTTGCCGTTTTCAACACCGCGAACAAGAAATTGATTACCAATCAACTGAACATTTGTATAGAACTTCAACAGTAATCTCCAAAGCGATTGTATTTTATCAGATTAAGTTATCTTTGTCACTCATCATCATCCACAAAAAAGTTACCAAATAATCCACTATCTCCTGGGTTTCGATTCTCTACTTTATCCATAATAGAATCCATAGTCTGAAGCGTATCAATCTTAGTGATAATTTCTGCAATCACTCCACAAACCATGGGACGTTCTTGTCTGGCTGCAAAAGCGAGAGCGTTGCGTAAATTTGATTCTGCTTCTTTGAGTGAATCTTCAACTGATTTAGAGAGTGCCATAGTTACTTTGTGCTTTCTTGGTATTTTTCGAGAAGTGTATCTATTGGTTCTGTAAGAGTTAGAATCTTATCAGAACTAATCATAAATGTGGTTTCTTTTGAGAATCTTTTCATCCAAGGTGATAATGTCGCAACATTTTCTTGGATTGTAATTTTTTGATCTGAAGTTGTAATACTATATGGATTAATTAACTTGCAATCGGGTTCTCCGACATCTGCACCAACTTCTTCAATCTCACTAATTAGAACCGTATTATTCGTTAAGAGTATTACTTTGATTACTTTCATAATTTACAACGTCTTCGATATACATTTGTTTGAGTTGTTCCGTTGGTTCTACAATTGTGATTACCCAATCAGTAGGAACGGGAATTGTTTTTTCTTGAGTTAGAGGAATCCAGGGAAATAGAGAAACCTCAAAACCAGATTTTTTACTTCGACTTCCCCCTTCTTCAGTCAAAAGAGTTGGTTTTACCATCTTAACAACACAGGGTTTATTGAGATAATAACCGACCAGTCTTGCATTTTCATCTTCTCCAACGGCCATCTCTCCCACATCAGCAATGATGTCTTCACCCGATTTCAAGAGTACAAGTTTAATTGTCATAATGCTATTAGTTATGTGACTATTATATCAAGAAAAAAGAGGGGCGTCAACTGGATTTTGCCAGTTGCCCCTCTGCGGCGACGATATTTAAAAGGTAGCCGCTATTATTTAGAACCAATCCTTGCGAAGATGATGATCAGGTACAACTCGCCCAAGAGTAACAGTCAGTAACCCATCCTCAAAAGTAACTGATCTAACTTCCGTTTCATCTGAAAGTGTCCAAGTTCTGGTGAAAGATCTCTGAGCCACTCCTCTATGGACGTATTCTGTTCCAGTTTCTCCATCTTCTCGTTGTCCTTCGACAAAGAGTTTTCCGTCTTGTGTGTAGACATTTACTTCTTTCTTTTTAAATCCTGCTAGTGCTAGTTCCAGTCTAGACTCTACATTGCTGACTGTCACCAAGTTGTATGGAGGATAATTCGATGTTGTTTCGTGAAGGTCAAACAACCGACCAAAGTATTCATCCATACCAATACTATTCTTATTTATACGATCCAACAGTTGACTTATGTTGGCAGCATTGTACTTCGTTAGGTTTCCCATTTGATAGCTCCTTTAGTAAGCGAGTTTGTGTTTTGTGGTCCCCGAAGGCAACCGGTTTGCGTAGAAGGAGTTCTTTTAGAACCCCGCCTTCTACATTATTAATTATAACAGATAACAAAAAAAACGGGGTAGTGATCCCCGCATATTTTTGTTCGGTTATACCATGTTGAAGAATGCGTCTAGCGTACCATCACCTTTCCATTCTTCAATGTCCTTATTCACGTTAACCATGAACTTAGTGCCGTCACATGGACACTCAACTTCTATCTCCAAATTGATAGGAAGGGAACTTTCTTGTGGAAGATCCTTACCAAAAGTTTTATCTAGCCAAGCGTGTCCTTCTTCAATTGTATTTACATAATCCTCCTTAAAATCTTGAATTGATTCTCTCCATGTTCTTTTAATTTTTGGATTGTCTGGATACCAAATATCAAAGTTATTAGCAACTTTAATGGTTTCAATTACCACTTCAATAGGAATACCATACTCTTTGCTATACTCCCTAATGTACAGTTCAATATTGTTCTTGTACTTCTGTCGAATAATGTTGCCTGTACCAACATCGATTCTAACCATTCTTCCATAGATTTGAAGGGGAATTAAGGTTCTAATTTCTTTTGGATCGCGAAGACGACATACAACTTCAGCATGAAAGTTATGAACATTAATCCCTGACCTAGCACGATTAATTACAACCACATATCGCAAAGGATTTTCAGGGTCTTCAAGTCTTCTAATAAGTTCTTGAGAATCATTACATCTAATTGTTTCTGAATTACCGTTCAAATCCCAAACACGAATTCCAGTTTCAGTCATGGTGGCAATCATCTTAGACTCTGGATCTTCATTGGTTCCCAAAAGATATTCGGACAGTTCCATACGAACATCATCAATAGATGCACCCCAAGTGCCAACTTTAGTTCCTGCTAGGAAAAGTCCTGTTTTTTTACATATGATGTTTGGATCAAACTCTTGTAGTTGTGCTAACTTGCTCTCAGTATTCCTAATTTTTTCAACACTATCACCAATATACTTTGAGATTGAATTTCTTCCAGAATGTTTTACGAATGGGTACTCAATAACATTTCCTAACCATGCTTGACTAGCAATTAATGACTTTTTATCTGGCATTTCGTTGCAAATCCAGAATCTATCAGTAAGACTCTTATCACCTTCGTGGTGTTTTGTGACAGTTGCGGTAAATCCAATAATTCTAGGATTTACCTCAGCCCACTTAAAGAAATTATCGATTGTACTTGCCTTATATAGACTGTGATATCCATAAGTAGTGATGTATGCTTCACCACCCTTATCACCACACCCAACATACTGGTGTGCTTCTTCAATAACAACCAGTGCATTTGGTGCTAATTCAAGAATTCTATCAAAATACAGTGAAAAATAAGAGTGAGTTACGGAAACACAGGCAACAATATCAGTTCTTTTTGAGAGACTCTCAATATTTCTGACAGTTGTTGAATCTAAATTATTATAATATTGATAAAGTGTTTGATCGTCACTCAATAAATCAACATCGACAAAAGTTCCGTCATCTGCTACCTCAGTCGTAGGAGAGACTCTGATGATGTATTTGAGGTCTGGAAAAACGTTCTTCAAGATGACTGGCATCTCTTTATCTTGGAAGTAACTTTTTCCTAATCCTGTTTGTCCTCTAACAATTTTGATCCTAGGATCATTTGCAAACTTATAATCTTCGACAGCCGCTTTAAAAGCCGCAGCTAAGAGCTCATATGGGAGTTTCATGTTTTACAAAATTGAAAGTAACTTATTCATATGAAGACTTTTACGCCTCATACAATACTAACGCCAAGTCAGTTGAATCAAGTTTTACCTTGCTAACTCAGTTTTAGTTCTACTATTTATACAGTATATCATAATAAAAAAGATTCGGCAAACTTACCGAATCTTTATAGGGTGTTCCGACTTTCGTAGAGACCGCACGAAAGGTCTCATTATTATTTATCAACTCTCTTCTTGTGGTCTAGTCTTTTTACCTATATTATACTTCTGCTCTAAAATCCACTCACCTTTGTCTTTATAAGCCAAGACTTTGATTTGATTCAGAGGAGCAATATCTACGATTGCATCTTCACTTGCAACTGTTACCAATCCCCAGTCAGAAATCAGTTTAACGATACGATTGCGTCTCTGGATATCATTAAGTGTCAAGTTTGCACGTTTGCCGTCCAGAGCAAACAATTCCTTAAAGTGAACAATAAAATACCTTCCTTGTTTATGAAGGATATGGCAAGACTGATAGAGTTTTTTCTCTTTCCGTGAAGCAACACCGATCCGAGTCAGAGTTTCACGGACTTTCAAAAAGTCGTCTGGTTCGCTTAAAAATATCTCAACCATCTGGTCCTGTGACCACTGCACGGTTGGTTCTGGGGTGTTACTCATTTCATTCCTCCAATATCAAGGCGTTTCTTAATAAAGTTGATTTGTTCTTTTGTTAGGATTTTCAGTGCTTGAGATGCTTTCTCATTACTATATCCATAGTACTGCTTGATACATTCTAAGTCTTGAACTTTATCCTTCCGTAGCCAAGGAGAGAATCTCTTCTTCTTCCTCAAACTATTTAGATAAAAAGAATATTGCATGTCTTTATCTAAACTATGATGAAGATTCATTTCGTTAGCGAACAATATACAATCAATATGACCCGATAAACACCGGTTAATTATATATGGAGGGTAATCTTTTATACTATCACTGTAGTCTTCTTTGGTGAAGTTGATTGAATTAAGCCAGTCTTTGAGTTCCATTATCTAATAATTTGAATGTCATCATCATCTGTCCAGAGTTCTACCTTGGTCCTGAACCGACCTTCTGTCTTGAGTTTTTCATATCTCTTGGTTGCCTTCTTCTTCCACCACTTGATGATATTATCAAGTTCATGCTTCTCCCAGTTAGGGCCACGAAGAAGTTCTTTCTGTTCACCAAGGATCACCTCACGAACATTAGAGTATCCATACTCACAAAAGTAAGTTCTCTTCTTCTGAGTCAAAGATAAAGCAGTATTAATTACAGAATCAAAGTTCTCCAATTCATCAGTAAACCCATGCTCTTTCAATGATTTACGAGTGATGGAAATCATCTTTGTTTGGCGCTTCATCTTTTTAGATGATGCTTTCTTATCAGTTAGGGGTTGATTATTATTCAGAATAGTAAAGCGATCATGAAGTTTATGAAACGCTTCATCATGAAGAAGGGGCAAGAACTTACTCTCAGTCAAACCCTTATATCGTATGAATGGTTTGAGACCATCATACTGTGAGGCATCTGTGGTAGACCCGTAGAGAGACGTAGTTTCAAAGAGAGCAATGTCTTTCTCAAAGACCTCATTCAGCGTCTCACGAGCGAAGTGAGAGCAGCATAGAAGGGCAAGGAGTTTGCCCCCAAGATAGTTGTAACCAAATGGTTGCGATGGTACAATCACAAATCCCATCGCGGCATGACGATTGAAGATAGAAAGATCTGGTGCCCGACCAAGCCACAAGTTCCTTGGTTTGGAGTTGATGGTTGGAGAGCCAAAGCGAATGAATCCAAGAACCTTATTAGTGTTCTTCTCATAAATCATCCAACGCAATTCCCGTCCAGGAATATTTGACTCATTATTATGAGAAGATACTGCTCTTAAAAGGTTGACGTAATGCTCTTGAGGAATGGATTGTGGAAATCTGCTGCCAACAAACTTAATATCAAACTCCATATCCTCAGGATGAATATCTTCGTTGAAGAACTCATCATGAAGTGGAGCAAGAGAACTTGTAGACTTGATTACTTCTTTTTTAACAAATCGCAAATAGTCTTCAATATTTCCCATCTGTGAAAAATATTTGATGAACTCATCAGAAGACCACTTTGCGTCACTTTCTGATATTATCATCAATACAGATCTTTCGATTCATCTATTTTATCATTTGTGGCATCGAGAATCAAGTTGATTTTTGATGCCATTCTATGATATCCACTTCCTACATAAATTTGTCCCGCCACCACTGAGATTGTTGCGATACCCCAGAAAACGTAATACCACCTAGATTTTACTTGATGTCTTTTTTTCTTACTCATATTATTCCCCATCTACACCATCTACGCGATCAAAACCTTCAATCATATTTACTGGAACACTATGTTTACCAGCAATACGATACCAATGAGTTCCTTCTCCTTCGCCAAGATATTTAATCTCAGACTCTGGGAGATTGTGTTCTCTCATTGCCGCCTGAATTTTAAGGTGCATCAAATCATCTTTATTCATATTAAAAACTCCAAGTTTTCATAATGTTGACAATATTTATGTAAGCCCAGGCAGTGAATACCTGAGGGACAATGAAGGCAATCATAGCTATGATCCAAAACCAATAGTAATAGTTCTCTTTATTCTGGGTACGAATATTTCTGTTTGGTATTTTCATAGAATTAATTTTTTGCTGGGTTTTTCAATTGGAGAGAAAATACTTTCATACTTCTCAACAACATCTACATCACATTCTACAACGTAAACCAAAAATTTGCGATCAATAGTAACCTCAGGTTTTTGTTTGCTGATAACTGTTGCCCAGGGAGCAAACCCAACACCATTTGCATTAGGAATCACAACCAGACCATTCTTTACAGTAATAGAATCTGTATCTTCAGAGAGAAGTTCAGCAATAACTTCTTCACCAGTAACGATACGCAGCAATTTTACATTCATTTGAATTCACACTCACACATAATTTCAGTCAAACAAGCAATCATATTTATTTCTTGATCCGCCACGAACGCCATCTGATACTGATACTTAGCAAGAATAAGAACAGCAGAAGGAATGGTATTCGGAACCAAGGAATCATAACAAGCATCGTAAATACGACGCAGAAGTACACTAGTATCGTTGTCCAGGTTATTGACAACCCATTTACGTACTTCGGGGAAATCTTTGTCCTTAAGTTTTTTAACCAAGTCATTTACTTTTACATCACTAAAAGTTGCAAGGATGCCAGCATCTATTTGTCCTGAGGAGGAATATCGTTGACATTCGTTGAGGATTCTTCTCCAGTCTGGGAAGTGTTTGTTGATGAGTTCGGCCAAAACTTTTGGATCTGCTTCAATGCTTTCTGTCTCAAGTATAGTCCCGAGACGGTTGAAGAATTGTGAGGCAAGTTTTGGTCGGTCTTTTGAGTTGGTTGAGAAGTCGATGCAGGCACACCGGCTGTGAAGGGGTTCAATGATTTTATTTTTGAAATTGCAGGTGAGGATAAATCTGCAGTTGCCAGAAAACTCCTCTGTAAACGCCCTAAGTAAGAGTTGTACGTCGTTTGTTGTGTTATCCGCCTCATCGATGATGATGACTTTGTGTCTAGCAGTTGACGAAAGTGATACGGTCGAAGCGAAATTTTTTGCAGTATTTCTGACCGTATCAAGGAAGCGTCCCTCATCCGATCCGTTGATGACATAATAATCTACTCCTAATTCATTGCACAATGCCTTTGCCACTGTAGTTTTGCCGCACCCAGCAGGTCCAGCAAGAAGGAGATTTGGCACTTCTCCTTTACTCAAGAATCCCTGAAATGTTTTTTTTATACTAACAGGGAGGATACAATCTTCAATTGTTTTGGGACGATATTTCTCAACCCAAAGAAACTCATCACGACTCATAATTTAGTTACTCACCAATGTTGTGGATTACTGGTTTTTCATGGGCCAGTATATTATAAAGTTCAGCGTTTTGTCCAGAAGATACTGGAACAAACTCTTTCTCCGGATCAAACTCTTCATCACGAATCGCTTGGTTGATAACGATTGATCCGTCCTTGCCAGAAATACTTCTATGATATGTTCTAGCAGGAATAATTAATGCACCACTCTGACGATTCAAATGAACAATATGATATGGAAACTTCCAATCAACATTTACAAGCTCAAATGTACGAGTACCAGATAGAACCCGATTATGGTCAATTTGGTGGTAGTGAATATAGAACTGTTTTGCTCCCACAATATCATTTGGAGGAGAGACTGCTGGTCCACTATGTACCACCAAATCAGATGCATTGGAATCTTCTACTGAAATATCATAGAAGGTTACGTCTTCGGTTTCTCGGAAGACGCGATGTTTTTTATATTGTACGAAACTCATATCAAATCCAATCAGGTTTACGACTCGGAATACGACGATAGTTGTCTTTGACCCACGGTTTAGATGAAATGTACATCTTGTAGGCAGTGAAAGTGTCTATGCTATCGTCAAACTTAAACTCTTCTGGCATTGCACGGACAAACGGTTGTGGTCCTTTACCAGACCGACCTGCAGGATCTGGAACTGGAAAGATTTGATTTGCATATGCAAGAGTATGCAAACAAGAATGAACCTTTCCATAGCGATTGGAATACTCCTCACAGAGAGCAAGTCCATGGCGGATCAACCAACGCCAGTTATGAACAAATGCACCCGCCCACACGGTGCATGGATGGTTGCGAAATGCTCCCTTATCGGTCGCATAAGGCGTTCCATCGACCTTGGGCAATTTACCGTACCCGTGTCCCCACTTTTCAGAAGCGACGATAGAGAGCATCTGACAGGTCTCTAGGGGCATTTTGACAATGTGCTTATCGGGTAAGACCATTGCAGATTTGATGGGGCAAGGGTCGGTGACAAAGATGTTCACTAATCTCTCCAAAGAATAGTTGGGTCGCTGAAGGAATCTGTTGATCCCATCTCTCTTGAGTATACCACGGCAAGAGTGATCCAGCATACGAACCAAAAGAAATTAAATATTAAATTTTGCCTCCACATGAATCTGCGAAAGGCTACAAACTCTGGTTTCTTCGTGGCGATCTCAAGAACAATCGACAACAAGAATCCAAACAAAAGTGGGAGAAAAAGAATGTCTGAGAAACTCAGGAGAAAAATAAGAATTTCTTTCATAATATTTCTTTAGGTATAAACCAATAGGATACGGATTGCCATCGTTTGCCTAACAAATAGGCGTCATAAAAATCTTTAACATCCTTCCAAGTATTTCGATAATTCTTTGGGTAAATTGTCAGACTCATCAAAGTGAAGATGATTACATGAAAGAAATTTCCAGCAGGGTGATGGCCCAACTGGAATCCAAGAAGTCTTGCTTCATCATTAATTTCAAATCCCAAATCAAAGTGAATATGCAATTGATCATGAAGTTCGGTGCTTTCTCCTATTCCGGGTATCCAATTTTCTAAAAACTGAACGTAAGGATCGGGTTCCATAGTTTAGATACTCCAATTACAAGAAGAAAACATAACATAATAACCATATCCCAAGCTTTGGTTTTGATGAAGAAAGGTATACAGAGCAAATCAGCTATAAGGTGAATTACTGCTCCATAAGTAACTCCAACATACAACATAACAAAGTGTGCTGTAACTATGAGAGTACTACCAAGTACTCTCATGCAAGTTAGGATATTGTTCATCCAAAAGTGGAATCAGGTTCCATAGCGATATAATAGGTTAGATCACTATTCTTTGCAGTGAACCTAGAAAGAAGTTTTTGGGATACTACAACTTCATAAGTTCCAGGAAGAATCTTGATATTCTCAACCTTAAAGTTGAAGCAAAACTCTTTATCAGTTTCACCAACAATCACAGAGTAATCATTAGAGGTGTCATTCTTCTTGTCACGGACAACCAGTTTAATCACACCATTCTCACCAATAGCAGATAGATCTGGAGACTGGTAGATAGAAGATGCTTTCAGAAGTTTGTCCAGTTGATCGGTACTCACCTCGAAAGAAACATCTTCGCTAGGAAGAGAAATATCTTTGTCAGGAGGAGAGACAATTACATTCGGATCTGCAAAGAAATACTTAGAACGAGACTTTCCTTCCTTCATAACAACGTAACCGTCATTCTTAAAGTCCAACTCTGGGTTTTGATACAGACTCAATCCGTTGAGGAATTGATTAAGATCATAAACGCCAAAGTCTTTAGTAAAGTCTTCGGAGACAGTTGCCTCTGCTAAGATATTCTTCATTACGCTAATAGTGCGCAATTTATTCCCCTCTTTGAAAAGAATGGATTGATTGATGGAAGAGAAGTTCTTGAGCAGGGAGATAGTTTTATCAGAGAGTTTCATGTGGTCTAGTGTTTTCATTATCAATATGGAAAATCGGAAGTAGTCGGTTTGTAATGATCATCAAAATGCAATAGTAACATAGCATAATGAATGACTTTTAGTAAATCTTTTTTATTTTGTCCATCTTTATCACCGTATCGACTTCCATATTTTATAATATTTGCTTGACAGAAATCAGAAGCAAGTCCTTTTGCTTCTAGCAAGTCAATAGTTTGAACGGCATAATTTTGAGTACCTTTAAATCTACTAACATTTCCTGTGTAGTGACTACGATAGGTACCACTGACATATTCATGGATGTCTTTCAAGATAACATCTTCATTATACTTCCAGCGACCGTTGTTATTGTCGGGAGTTTGGGGAAGTTCTGGAACAGAAGACGTTGGAAGATTTACATCAAATGTAAGTATATCTTCCCCATATAAAGAGGTTTCTTTTTCTGAGGGGGAAAACTCTGGAAGAGTGTCCTCATAAATTTCATTCGTGCTCATAATTTCGTCGTAAAGAAAGCTCCAGGAGTTTGCCATAATTATATCAAACTGCACTAAATGTGTCAACGGAACCTTCATTCTCAGAAGGCATCACAAAGTCAACATCAACCTTGTCATACAGTTCCAGGAATGCTTGCTTGGTCTCATCATCGAAACGATTGACACAAACTTGAATTGCCTTTGCCTTGTCTCCGAAGATGGCATATGCCTTCACAATGTGAACCAGACGACGGGTGCTAATGATCTCCTCAATACCACCATCATAGAAAGTCTTGCGGATGATATCTGCCCAATCAGCAAGGCGCTTGCAGAAGTTCGAATCATCACACAGTTTATTCAGGATCTTGGTCTCAATAGCAACAGTAGGATATTCTTGCTCAAAGGTCACAGGAAAACGCTCCAGGAACGCTTCATTGAGAACGTTGGTGCCAATGAACCGACCATCATCAGATCCCTTGCCTTTGGTGTTGGCCGTAGCAATAACTTGGAATCCAGCAGCAGGTTTGACCCACTTACCAATCTTCTTGAGGAAGACGCCCTTACCTTCTAAAATGGACTGAAGACAGAGGATTTTGTTGGATGCCAGGTCGATCTCGTCCAGAAGGAGAACTGCTCCGC